TGTGCTGGTGGTTTCTAGCTTTTTACTATTGTCGTAGTATAGTTCCACAGGGCCATCAGCAGCAGCACGAAGCATAAATTCACCCGTGTACTTGTTTATCCGCAATTCATCACTTCTAATAAATAATGAACCAACACCTGTATCATCAATATAACTATTAGAACCGTTATGATAAATTCGTAGGTCACTAGATGCACCAAAGGTAGCTTTGTCGTTGTCGCCAAAGGTTATGTCACCAGTAGTAGCTATACCTGTTACAGTAACAGTACCTGCACTAAAGTTACCTGATGCATCACGAGCTACAACTTTATATGCTGTGTTATTTGGTGTGGCAGCTACGTTAAGTGTAGGTGTGGAACCCTCACCTGTAGTACCGCCTGTAAGGTAGTTACCTGATGTAACTGTAGCTACGTAGTTACCTGTAGTGTCAGTGCCAAGTGCTACAGAGTTAGGCTGGATAGTAGTTGTAATAGAAGCATTACCTGTACCGTCAACGCCAGTAACACTACCAGTTACATCACCTGTCAAGCTGATAGTACGTCCTGTTTCCCAAGCTGTTGCAGTAGCTGCATTGCCTGTTGTGTCTTGGTTGCCTGTAGTGTTAACACCTGGTAAGTTAATACTTGCTGTACCATCAAAGGATACACCACCAATGTTACGTGCTGTTTCAAAGGGCTGTAGCTGTATCAGCATTACCTGTTACATCACCAGTGACGTTACCTGACACGTTACCCGTTAGGGCTGCTGCCACACTATTAAATGTTACATCAGAGGTTGTCTCTACAGCCTGACCAATGTTAATGCCTGAACCGTCTACAGTAACACCTGTACCTGCATCAGCAGCAAAGACTGTACCTGTAAGTGTTACACCATTACCTGCAGAGTATACTGCAGTAGAAGCTACCTGTGTGAATGTGATATTAGTTGTACCAAAGGTAATAGTACCTTCAGTGTTCATCACATATAGTTCACCTGCACCTGCATTACCTTCTAGTACGAAGAATGCGTCACCTTTACCAAACGAGTTAGGGTCAGATGGGGCATAGCTATCCGTGTCAGTAGAGCGGGTTAGTACCCAGTTAGTGCTTGCAGAACCTGTATTTGTTACAGTGTATACACCGTTCTGTGTAGCATCTGTTTGTTCATACACAAGTACACGGTCAGCAGTGCTTAGTGTAACACCGTCAATGACTAGTGCAGCTTGTGTGCTGTTATTAGTAAGTGTAGCGCCTACACCTGCAGTACCGTTGTTATAAGTAGCAGAAAGGTTACCCTCTTGCTCAACACGTACTGGATCATGGTAATGCAAACCTGCAGCAGCAATGGTATCAACGTACTCTTTTGTCGCAGCTTGTAATGCAGTCTGAGGATCACGATTAAGTTCAAGATCACCGTCAGCATTAAAGAATGCAGCTTTACTAGCAGGTTGCGTAATAAACACTTCAGCCTGTGCTGTAAGGTTAACGGCACTGCCTGAGTTAGAACTTGCTAAAACGGTAGTACGGGCAAGGAGTGATGAACCTTCTGTCCATGTTCCAAGCCCGACTTCCCAGTTATTAGTGCTAGGCTCTAGTAAAGCGTAATACGTAGTATCGCCATCAGACAGAGCAGCAGCAAAAGTCTGAAAGCCATCTAGTGTACCGTTAAGGGTAAGTGTACCCGTACCAGTAGTAGTGGTTGTTTGTTTTACTCTGTCTTTAACTACTAGAGCCATAGTCTATGCTCCTATTAAGCGATACGAATGATAGCGTTTGAAGCGTCTGCAGCAGGAAACTGAATAGTAAAGTCACCATTAGTAGAAGTTTTAGTACCGCTGAAGTCAATAACTGCAATAGCAGCATTGGAAGCAGAAGCATTATAGATAATACAACCATCTGCAGAAATAGTAGAAGAAGTAAATACCTCATCTGCAATATCAATGATAGCTGTAGTACCGTCTGTTGAGATAGTTACGCTGTCTAGAACTTGACCACCTGCTGTGTAACCCGTACCTGTAGCTTCGTCAGAGTTACCAGTTACATCAGAGTAGTTGGTTGTAGCAGCGTTATATGTGCCTGTCGGTGTAGCTTTAATCAATGCCAGTTTAATAGAGTGAGTATCCAAATCATGAGTACCACCCAATAGTTCCGACTTAAAGCTTGTACACATTGCTGTTGTGATAGCCATTATTGGAATCCTCGTAGGTTAAAAGAGCTAAAGGGCCAGCCTCAAAAGAGACCAGCCCAATAGATTACATAAGCTTAGGCAGCGTTGTAACGTGCTGTGATAAGTGCCTCTGGACGCAGAATCTTGCGGCCATAAAGGTGCATACCACGAACAATGTCAGCAAAGCTATCTGGGTCACGGTAGTTCTCAACTTTGTTGATCTGCTCAGCAGAAGCAACAGCATCGTCTTGACCAGCTACGATAACACCGTAGTCTTCTTGCTGGGCAGTTGTACCTGATTTACCAGCACCGCCAGCAGTGTCTTTAACAGGCAAAGAGTTGGACACATAAACACGGAAGCCGTGGATGTTGTTCAACACTAGACCGTTTTGCAGGCCTGAACCACCGAAGTCACCATTCAACATACGTGAATCTTCGTCTTTCAGCATCTCTACGAATACTGGGTCAAGTACTACCCAACGTCCACGTGCGTCTACATTCTGTGTGTCCATCTTACGAGCCATACGTGCAAGTACAGTCAAGGGGGAAACAGTTGTAGCTGACAGGGCAGTTGCACCTGGCAAACGTGGTGCCAATGGAATGGAATCACCTGCAGTAGCTGTACCAGAGATGGTCAAGTTACCGAAGTCAGTTGCGTCCAAGTGGTTTGCAGTGAGTAATTCACCAGTCAAGTTACCTGCTGTTGGATGCTGTGCGTCACCAGATGTACCAGTGATGTAAGCGCCTGCAGTTGTGTGACCAGAGAGGTAAGACAATACGTCTGCGTCCATTGCGTCTGCCATTTTATATGCAGCACGGTCAGCGGCCAAAGATGTGAAGTCTACGTTTGCAAACTGCTCTTCAATGTCATCCATTTTGAAAGCAAAGTAGTTAGCTTTATCAATGGTGAGCGAGAAGTCAGAGTCATCAAGCTTCTCTACTGAGATACCTGTGTGACGCTGCAAAGAGTTGACTGTTACGTCTGGCTCTTTTTGAATGCGAACAGTGTCGCCTTGGTTTGCAATCTCACCGAAGTAAGAGTTGTTAGTGATTGCGTTAGTAACAGCAGAGCGGCGCAGTGCGATCTGTGCTTGTTTGGAGTAGATAATCGGGGAAAAGTTCCCGTCAAAACCACCACCAGCGGTTCCAATAGCCATAATAATTCTCCTTTATAGATATGGCGTGAGATTTAGACACTACATATCCACATTAAAAGAGGCTCGTTGTATTAGGGTAGTCAGCTGTGTTATCAGG